TCCATTAAAAAGATAATAGGCCATAAATGGATAGAGGAACATTGCAATTATTCCAAATATTGTAATATTAGCTATGGCATAAGCAACTTCCTCTTTATCAGCATTAATTGCAGGACTAGTTGCAACAATTGCTGATGCTCCACAAATACTTGTTCCAACTGCAATTAATGATCCCATTTTTGAAGAAACATTTAATAACTTGCATAAATAATTTACAACCAAGATTGATATAATAATACAAGCAACAATTAGAGGTATTCCAATTATTCCAACTTTAAAAATATCTAAAAGACCTAGTCTAATACCAAGACATATTATTCCTAATCTTAGAATAAATTTTAAAGAAAACTTAATTCCTTCTAAGGATGATGGTTATGTTCCTTTTGGTAACTTTGCTGACGTAAAAAAAGATATTCAATCCAAATTATTCTATCCAGTTTTCATTACTGGTATGTCAGGTAATGGTAAAACGTTCTCTGTTGAGCAAGCATGCGCAACTCTAAATAGAGAATTAATACGTGTAAACATTACTATTGAAACCGATGAAGACGATCTTATTGGTGGGTTCCGTCTTGTTAATGGTAATACTGTTTGGCACAACGGACCTGTGGTTGAAGCTTTGGAGAGGGGAGCTGTACTACTTCTAGACGAAGTTGATCTTGCATCTAACAAGATTCTATGTCTACAATCTGTTCTTGAAGGTAAAGGTATTTTCCTCAAGAAGATCGGTAAGTACATACAACCTGCTAAAGGATTCAACATCATCGCTACTGCCAACACAAAAGGTAAAGGTTCTGATGATGGTAGATTCATCGGTACTAATGTTTTGAACGAAGCATTCCTTGAGAGATTTGCTTTGACATTTGAGCAAGAGTATCCTACTCCTAAGACAGAGCAGAAGATTCTTGAGAAAGTTGCTACCACTGTTGGTAAGAACGACAAAGAGTTTTGTGAGAATCTTTCTAACTGGGCAGACATCATCCGTAGAACTTTCAAAGATGGTGGTATTGATGAGGTCATCAGTACACGTAGACTTGTTCACATCATGAGAGCATATGCTATCTGGAACAATCGTGTAAAAGCTATTAAGGTTTGCGTCAATCGTTTTGATGAAGAGACTAAGCAATCTTTCATTGAGTTGTATGATAAGATTGATGCAGGAGTTGATCTTGACAAGGAGGAGAATGATGAAGGAGAAGTTTAACGGATATCTAGGACACATCCTCCGTCTCAAAGACGGTAGGAGTGTTCGCATCCTAGGAGATGAAGGAGAAGAGTGGAAAGCAACACATAGAATAAATGTTGTTGACCTTGACGGAAATGAATTTCAATGTTATCATGGAGACATAGCACATGTTTGGAGTGAGAATTGAAATACAATGAGCAAGAGATCCTTGACGAGATCTCTGACTACATCTCCAATACCTATGGTGCACACTATAGTCAGAGTGATGGGTTTCAAACCCTTGATCTTATTGATGCTATCGGTGATGCAGAAGCATTCTGTAGGTCTAACATATTAAAATATGCTTCACGCTATGACAAAAAGGGTACAGCAAAGAAAGACATCTTCAAAGTTGTTCACTATGCAGTATTACTTTTACATTTTTATAACAAATCTACATCATGAGTAAAGTTTCTTTATCTAAAAATACACTTGATGTTCTAAAGAATTTCTCTAGTATCAATTCATCCATTGTATTCAGAGAGGGTTCTACAGTTAGAACAATTAGCAATGCAGAAAACATTCTTGCAAAATTTACAGGAGAAGAGTTCTTCCCTACAGACTTTGCAATATATGACTTGAGTCAGTTCTTGGGTGGTCTTTCTTTATTCAATGACCCACAACTAGAATTTACAAGTAAAGATTTTGTAAACATAAAAGGTGGTCGTAACTCTGCCAAGTATTATTTCTCAGATCCTGAGATTACATTGAAGAGTGCACCTGAGAAGAATGTTAAATTTCCTGGTAGTGACTTAGAATTTACTTTGTCTGGAGAGGATCTGTATTCTTTACAGAAAGCATCTGCTGTATACAGTTTACCTGACCTTACATTCGTAGCAATTGAAGGTGAGGATAAAATCAAACTTGTACTGAGAGACAAAGAGAATGACACCAGTAATACATATGACCTTACATTAAAAGGAACTACTACTGGTACATATTCATTAGATGTTAAGATAGAAAATCTTCGTATCATGTCTGGTGACTATAAAGTCAAAGTTTCTAAAGGTTTGATATCTGAGTGGGTACATCAGAATATTGATTTGACATACTACATTGCTTTGGAACCATAAATGAAAGACTTCTTATGGGTAGAAAAGTATCGTCCTAAAAAAGTCAGTGATTGTATTCTTCCTGATACTACAATAAATGTGTTCAAAGGATTTGTTAATCAAGGAGAGATACCAAATCTTTTACTTAGTGGCACAGCAGGAGTAGGTAAGACTACTATTGCAAAAGCATTATGTGAAGAGATAGGTGCATCTTATATTATTATCAATGGATCTGATGAAGGTAGATTTTTAGATACTGTTAGGAATAGAGTTCGTCAGTTTGCAACAACTGTGTCTTTAACATCAGGTGCTGCACATAAGGTAGTCATTATTGACGAAGCAGATAACACCACTAATGATGTACAACTGTCATTGAGAACTGCTGTAGAAGAGTTTCATAACAACTGTCGTTTTATATTCACATGTAATTTCATTAATAAGATTATTGAACCATTACATTCTAGATGTACAGTTGTTGATTTTAGAATAAAACCTGACGAATCACAAAAGTTACAGGCATCATTCTTCCAAAGATTGATGCAAATACTTGCTTCTGAAAAAGTAAAGTATGAACAAAAAGTTATCGCAAAATTAATCAAGAGATATTATCCTGATTGGAGACGATTGATTAATGAATGTCAACGCTATGCTGCTACAGGAAATATTGACTCTGCTATTCTTGTAGATGTTGCTGATGTAAATTTAGACACATTACTAAAAGCATTGAAGTCAAAACATTTTTCTGTTGTTAAGAACTGGGTTGTACAACATATGGACAATGATCCTACTATGGTCATGCGTAAGATATATGACAGTTTATATGATGTATTGAAACCATCCTCTATACCAGAAGCAGTTTTAATCATTGCAAAGTATATGAACAGTATTCCTATTGTTCCTGACCAAGAGATAAATTTGTTAGCATGTCTAACAGAAGTTATGATGAGTTGTGAATTCAAATGATTACACCAAAAGTAAAAAGTTTAAAATCATACAAAACACCACTTAGATATCCTGGTGGTAAGTCTAGAGCATTGTCTAAAATATTTCAGTTTGCTCCTAATCTAACTAAGATCAAACAGTATCGTGAACCATTCTTAGGTGGAGGTTCTGTGGCATTAGAGATGTCTAAAAGATATCCTTTGATGGATATTTGGGTCAATGATTTGTACGAACCATTGTATAATTTTTGGTGTGTATTACAACATGACGTAGATGAACTTTATGAAACATTATTTGATTTAAAATCTGTATACTGTAATCAAGATGCAGCACGATGTTTGTTTGATGCTATGAAAGAAGCAATCAACAACAAAGATATATCTGATGTTGAACGTGCAGTTGCATTTTATGTTGTAAACAAATGTAGTTTTAGTGGTCTCACAGAATCATCATCATTCTCACCACAAGCATCAGATTCAAATTTTTCTATCAATGGAATCAATAAACTTATTGAGTATTCACATATGATAGAGAGATGGACTATAACAAATCTTTCATATGAAGAACTACTAACTGATGATAAAGATATATTTTTATATCTAGATCCACCGTATGATATCAAAGATAATCTTTATGGTGGTAAGGGAGGTACAATGCATAAGAGATTTGATCATGATGACTTTGCGAAACAATGTGATCATCATACATCACCTATGTTAATATCTTATAATTCAGATCAGATTGTAAAGGATAGATTTAAAGAATGGTCAGTCTCGGAATTCGCACACACCTATAC